AGGAATCTTGCAAGAATACTAGGCATACCTAGAGGGTTGTTAATGGACATGCAAGCGGAATATGATGAATTTAAGCACAAAGAACATAAGTTGTGGCTTACAAAATATCAACAAAATACTTTGTAAATATTATTCTCTGTTCAGATGTCAAAAATAAAAAAAGTACTTGACGCACAAATAAAGGCTTGATATAATTTACTCATAGTCACTTGGGACTATGTATAACTAAAGGAGTTAATAATGTTAGATAAAACAGATAAAAAAATCAAAAAGCGTTTGCAAAAAATGCGCGAAAAATTAGGCAGTGTCGACATAAGCGGAATTGACTTGGTCGAAGCTGACTTAAGCAAAATTAACTTGAGCGGAGAAGACTTGAGCGGGGCCGATTTATACGATGCTGACTTACACGGGGCCGATTTGCGCGGAACGGATTTACACGGGGCCGATTTAGGCTTTGCTGATTTGATAGGGGCAAATTTGAGTGCGGCTAATTTAAACGATGCCAATTTGGGCGAAGCGGAACTTAGCGGGGCCGATTTGCGCGGGGCCGACTTAGGCGGGGTTTATTTGCGCTGGGCCAATTTGCGCGGGGCCGATTTAAGAGAGGCCAATATGAAAGGTGCCGATTTGAGCGGGGCCGATTTGCGCGGCGCTGATTTGCGCAAGGCCGATTTAAGCGAGGCCGATTTACGAGATGCTAATTTAAGAGGGGCCGATTTGCGCGGGGCTGATTTGTCCAAGGCTAAAATTAGAGTAATCATATAAAAGCTTGCTATAATGTATTTATAGTCACTGGGACTATGAATAACAAAAAAGGATTGTAAAATGAAAAAATCATTAAAAGTTCACCCTGGCAAAGTGTTATTAGAGGAATACTTAACCCCACGGTCTTTGGGGCAAGTTAAACTAGCTTTTGAAATGAAATTGCCACCGATTTATATCAACGAAATTGTCAAAGGCTTGCGAGATATAACCGAAGATACAGACAAAAGGCTATCGGAAGCTCTAGGAACATGTCCAGGCTTTTGGCTTGGTTTGCAAACTAAATATAATCGAGAAGTTTAAAGGCAAGTTTTATAATATAAACCCCTTATTCATAGGGGTTTATTTGCGTAAGTTTAAGCTGCAATTGGCTTTTGCTTTTTTTTATATAACCTTTTTTTTTGTAGAAAACATATAATAGAAATTATATAATAATTCTTTTAAACATTAAGGGGTTTTTTATGAAGTGGCCTGCTGACGCTATAGTATACTATAAAACAGTGGATTTGATACCATACGTTAACAACGCGCGAGTTCATAGTGAATCTCAAGTGGCTCAAATAGCAGCAAGCATCAAAGAGTGGGGCTTTACTAATCCGATTTTAATAGACGAGCAAGGTGGCATTATAGCAGGTCATGGTCGAGTACAAGCAGCAAAAAAACTTAAAATTGACAGGGTGCCTTGCGTAATAGCAAAAAACTGGACTGAGGCACAAAAAAAAGCTTATGTTTTAGCAGACAATCAACTGGCGCAAAATTCAAGTTGGGATGATGAACTTTTATCGATAGAAATTGAAGAAATTAAAAACTTAGGCTTTAGCTTTGAAATAATCGGTTTTGATAACGAATTTTTAAATTCAATTAATGAAAAAAATATAAATAATGCGCTTGATGACTTCCCAGAACTAGCAGATGGCGAAAAACAACCTTTTCAACAAAAAACTTTTATGTTACATGATGAACAAGCGCAAGTTGTAGATGACGCAATAACACTAGCAAAAACAGAACCGCTTGTTGATACTGGATTAAATGAGAACTCAAAGGGCAACGCGCTCGCACTAATTTGTGAACAGTGGTTAAAATTTAAAAATGCTAACAGCTAAAGACATTATAGTAAAGCCAATAAAGGCGTCAGCAGCAATTGCCCTTGTTAAAAAAGTACACTACAGCGGCAAAGTAGTAAACAATAGCTTCTTACATCTTGGTGTTTTTTTGAGCGGCAAGCTCGAAGGTGTCATGTCCTTTGGCTCGCCATTAGATAAAAGAAAGGTTTTGTCCCTTGTAGAGGATACAAAATGGACTGGCATGCTTGAATTGAATAGAATGGCTTTCACCGATTTATTGCCTAGAAATAGCGAAAGTCGTGCTTTAGCTATCGCGTTTAAGTTGATAAAAAAAAATTATCCTCACATAGAATGGATACTATCTTTTAGCGATGCCACACAATGCGGGGACGGTACTATATACAGAGCAAGCGGTTTTGTTTTAACGCAAATAAAAAAAAACATGACTATTTATAACACACCAAGCGGAAAAACAATGGCTCGTTTGACGTGGGACGCTAGAAGCCCAGAGGCCAGAAAAGCCCTTGCTCTAAAATACGGTTTTGTAAAGTATGATGTAGGGTCTTTTTTTGTTAAAACGGCAAAAATGAACGGAATGTCTAGACTTGTTGGCTATCAGCTACGTTATATCTACTTTCTTAATGAAGCAGCGAGAGAAAGATTAACAGTGCCAATTGTGCCATTTTCAAAAATTGACGAAATGGGAATCGGCATGTATAAAGGGAAAAAAAAGCGTGTAAAATAGCAGGCTCTAAATGACCAATTTAGACTGGGCGGCGCGAAACCGACCTACACGCTCCAACTTGGTGAAAAAATGAAAACAACACAATTTAAAAAACTATTCTATCAGTTGTCAAAAAAAGAACAGCGCGAGATTAAAGAACTTGTAGCTGGCTTTAGCGTAGCTGATCAAGTTGAGCGCGGGGGTGAAAAATTTGAAGGTTACAACAAGCCAAAGCGCACACCGAATCACCCGACAAAGTCTCACGCAGTGCTAGCAAAAGAAGGCGACCAAGTCAAGCTAATACGATTCGGCGAGCAGGGCGCAAAAACCGCAGGAAAGCCGAAAGAAGGCGAATCAGAAGCAATGAAAAAAAAGCGGGCGGCATTTAAAGCCAGGCACGCTGAGAACATCAAAAAGGGAAAAATGAGCGCAGCATATTGGGCTAATAAAGTTAAGTGGTAATTAGTCGTACAGCTCGCGAACTTCAGGCTCGTCATATTCCCCGCGATATATTCGTTGTTTTTTGTCTCTGGCTACATCCTCATGTATTTCTTTATGCAGATCAACAAGTGGGATAAGATAGCTATTTTGACATTCGCAGATTTTAGCGCGTAAAAAGTGCCCACGGTGCATCCTGTATTGAACTAGCTGCCGGCTTATACCTAAAAACTTAGCAGCTTGTGCAACCGTAAACCATACATCCTCATGTTTTTTTTTATAATTCATAGTTTTTTTTTGTAAATAAAAAAGACAAATAAGGTAATTAAAGCGTACAATTTTTTCATGCGCAAGTCAAGCTGCCTTGCTTTTATGCTAATATTAACATAATATTAAAATAATTATGTACACTTGCGCAAAGCAAAATTACGTTATCGCAAAAGCGGTACATTAATTGAACAGCTAGGAAAACTATGCCGCCTCGGAAAACACTACCCAAAACACGGGCGAAGCCCAAAAAACCTAATAACTCGTTTGTCTTGACTGATGACATACTTGATAAGATTCGTTTTATGTCGCGTTTATTCTACACACAGCAACAAATGCAGATTGAGCTTGGCATATGTCACACTACTTGGATAAAACTAAAGAAAAAAGATGACCGAATTGAGCGAGCGATGCAGCGAGGCGAGCTTGATACTTATCACGTTGCAGCAGCGACAGTTGTTAAAGCAGCTAACAACGGCAATCTATCAGCAGCAGGCTTGCTATTAAGAACTAAGTTCAAATGGGCGCCAGCGTCACAATCAACCGTTGTCAATGTCACACCAGAAGTCAAGCCTTTGCCGGACTCACTTGGCAGCGATCCTGTCGAGGCATCACGAATTTATCAAGATTTGATTAAATAATTGCAATATTCTGTACATAATAAATCATACTAGAGTTGCTTTTTTTTTGATAAAATATAACTTAGTTTATTTTTCAAAAAGAGGTAGTTATGGCTATCACTGTACAAAGTGCCAAAGGGTTTGGAATAGAAACAGTAGCTTTGCCGATTTGCAGCTTGCCTATGTCTTTCACTTATAACGGCAGCGACTTAACACAAGCAATTGTTGTGTATAACGGCGTAACTTACATCCAGACTTTTACATACACAAACGGCAACTTAACAAGCGTTAGCGCTTGGGAGCCTCAATAATGTGTACTTGCCCGTCGGAGTTCTATAAATGGCTTCGCGTATTTAAAGTTGTCGGTGGTAACCCGCAGTTATCTTACGGCGAAATGGTTATCACAAACAACGTGAGGCCAACGGGCGGCGTTATATATCCGACACCTAATTGGCAAAAGGTCGAAGCGGGCAACCCCAGCGCACCGATTACACCCCCTGATTACAGCTTGTATGGACCTGGAGACCTAAATAACTGGAGCTTTGACGCGACAAGC